AAGCCAGTTACCTTTAGACCTTTTATCAGTGCAATGCAATATATGCATTACGATCCTGAAAAAAGTGAGTATGTAAATCGTTCTATTATTTTCAAGAACTGGAAAGAAGAAGCGATTGATATATTAGGTGGGACAAAATGTGGTAAGATTCCTTTTAAGGAAAGATCATCACTTACACCTGAACAATTAGCAGAGCAAAGAACTATAAGATGTTATAGATTATTATATGGTCTATTATCTTTTAAAGGTAAAAAAGCAAATGGTGAAGATCATACACTTGCTAATTTTCCTGCATTATGGAGAGTAACTGGTACAGCTTATTCACCTGTAGGTTCTGCATTGGATCAAATTAATAAACGTAAGAAACTTATGTTTACAACTACGTTTTCAATTGATTCTAAAAGACAGAAAAAAGGTGGCAATGTATATTATACGCCAGAAATTTCTGTTAATGCTGATGCTAATTTACAAATGTCTAAAGAAGATATGGAAACTTTATCTGTGTTTCAAGATATTATTAATACAGAAAATAGTGAAGTTGTTGAACTTTATAAGGCTGCCAAAAAAGGTCAACCTACATCTTCTGATGATGAGTCAGCAAATGTAATAAAACAAGTTGAAGATCCAGTTGAAGTATTATCAAAATAATGAATGATATACTGCATAAAGTTCAGTTATATTTAAGCAAGGCTACTAAAGAACCTGTAGATATTTCTGATAAACTGGTTGAGGAGTTTGGTGAGGCATGTAAAAGTGCCTTACGCAAACAGTTTACAGAAGAACGTAGGTCTGGTTTTAAACCACGAATGTCTAACATAGGGAGACCCTTGTGCCAATTACAAATGGAGGCACAGAATATAAAAGGTGAAGGCCAACCTTATAATGTTAAAATGAGAAATACATTTGGAGATTTAATTGAAGCTTTATCTATATTTGTTTTAAAATCAGCAGGAGTAAAAATAGAAGATGAACAAAAAAATGTTAAGTATAAGTTTAATGGGTCAACCATTGAAGGAAGGTACGATGTTAAAATTAATAAAAAGATTTGGGATATTAAAAGTGCATCGCCTTATTCCTTTAAAAATAAATTTGGAGAAGCAGGTGGCTTTGAAGCAGTAGTTAAGGACGATGCTTTTGGATATGTATCTCAAGGATATTTATATAGTGAGAGTGAGAAACTCCCATTTGGTGGATGGATTGTAGTTAATAAATCTACTGGAGAATGGGTAGTTTGTGAAACTCCATTAGTAGATGAAGAGTATAAAGTAAATGCAATTCAAACTGCTAAAAATAATGTACGTAGTCTTAAAAAGAAAGAGCCTTTTAAAAGATGTTATGATGAAATTGAAGAAACATTTAGAACTAAAAAAACAGGCAATAAAGTTTTGGGTATGGCATGTTCTTTTTGCCCATACAAACTTCCTTGTTGGGGAAGCAACTTGCAACTGTTACCGCAACAGCAGTCGCAAGGAAAAAACCCGAAATGGGTTTGGTATACTGAAGTAAACAACCCAAGGAAAGATGACAACTATACGAAGTAGAAAAGCTAAGGGTCGTAGACTACAGGATTGGGTGAGAGATAGTTTGAGGGGTCTATTTCTTACCCTTACCAATGATGATGTAAAGGTTGCTATCATGGGTGAGAGAGGTGCAGATGTTAAACTCTCTAAACAAGCAAAGAAATTATTCCCTTATGATATTGAATGTAAGAATGCAGAGGGGTGGACTAAAATTTATAATGCATATGATCAAGCTGATGGACATGGTGATGATCATCCAGTAGTATTTATTAAAATGAATAGGAGAAATCCGTTAGCTATTGTAGATGCAAAGCATTTTATGAAATTAAATAATGTAGGATTTATAACAGATCCAATTAAGGTGGAATATTTAGATGAACGAAAAAGATAAAAAGTTTAATTTATTAAATTCAATAAAAGTTTTAATCTCCCCATGGGACAAGGGCTTTACCTGTGGAATAGTAGTGGATAGTAAAGCTAAAATGGAAACTGAACAATATGAACTTTGTTCAACGATAGCCAGAGGGATGATTAAAATGGCGACATCTGACCCCCATACAACTTTTTTATATGGTTTAAGGGGATTTACAGATGATCGTAAACATAACAAAGGTAGTATGTCAATAAATTCTGTAGCTGAATTCGGTGATGAAGATAATGTTATTGATTTTATTGAGTATTTAAAAAATAAACGAGATAAGGAGTTAAATTAATGGCAACACATTTAGTAATAGGGGATCCTCATTGTAACCCCAAAGCAAACAATGATAGATTCTTGTGGGCAGGTAAAATGGCACGAGATCTAAAACCAACTACCATAGTATGTATGGGAGACTTTGCAAGTATGGATTCTCTTTCAAGTTATGATAAAGGAAAGAAATCATTTGAAGGTAGAAGGTATAAAAAAGATATAGACCATGCTCATGACGCATTGGAGAAATTTAATAAAGGTCTTAATGGGAAACGACCAAGAAAAGTCATGCTACTTGGCAATCATGAAGATAGAATAGATAGGATAGTAGATGAAACTCCAGAATTTGATGGGACAATTAGTACAAAAGACTTTAATTTTAAAGAGTATGGTTGGGAGGTTATTCCATATCAAGAGCCAATATCCATCAATGGCATACATTATTGTCACAATTACCCTACTGGTATTATGGGTAAGCCTATTAGTGGGGACAATGTTGCACGTTCTCTCCTATTAAAGAATAAAGTATCCTCAACTGTAGGGCATTGTCATTTGTTTGATTATTCAATATGTACAATTCCTTCAGGTAGAAAAGTTATGGGGTTATCTGCTGGATGTTATCTGCATCATAAAGAAGATTATGCTAAAAATACCCAGCGCATGTGGTGGAGTGGCTTAATAGTTAAACGTAATGTTCGCAATGGTGAGTATGATATAGAGACTATTGAGTATAATGCAGTTAGGAGGGAGTATGGTAAACGATAGTGTTCATTCACCTGCTCATTATAAGTATGGTAAAAAGGAAACCATTGATGTTATTCAAGATGGAATGACAGATGATGAGTATCATGGATATCTTAAAGGTAATGTATTAAAGTACGTATCAAGATATAAATTTAAAGGAGAACCATTGGAAGATTTAGAAAAAGCACAGTGGTATTTAAATCGTTTAATTAAGGAGGTTAAATGAATAAGGAGTATAGTCTAATAGATCATGCAGCATGTATGGGGAGAATAACTGTATTGTATGAAGTTTCAAAAGTTATTCAAGATAAAATAATTAAAGAACAAAAACTTTTAAAACAATTTAAAGAACAAGAAAACCAGGAGAAACATAATGGGCAGAGTAAAACACGCATTACTTGAAGTAGACGACCTAGTTTGTGGTTGTCTCCAACAAGGTAGAACCCTCAATCAAACTGTTAGAGATTTAGAAGAAATCTTTAATAAACAAGAAGATAGTAATCCTTATTTATTAGATGGAGATTTAATAGAGGATAAGTATTATCGATTTAGAGGTCAACAATAACAGGAGGGAAATATATGGCTACTAACACAAAAGAAAAACCAACGCAACAACAACCAAACCCTAGAACTTTCTTAATAAGTTCTGTACAACTAACAGAGATCATGAGATATTTAATGTCAAGACCTTATGCTGAAGTTGTTAAGTTAATGAATATGCTTTCAACATTAAATCAGCTAGATCCTAAAATAAGTGCTGACTTTGTTAGGAATCAGGCACCTGGAGTAAGTGATGGAAAAAAATGATGTGGCAAAACACACAGGTTTATTGTTTGAATTAAAGATTGGATTGAACAAGGAGAATTCCATTATAATTGATTATGGTGGAAAACCTGTGGGGAAAATAAGAGAGGCATTGAAGGGGTATAAGTATCATGGAAACTTATGTGCTGCCGTAATTAATCATTGTAATTCGGTAGCTAAAAAATTAGAAGATGATATTAAAAAGATAATTCAAGATGTATAATAAAATTTTATTATGGATACAGCATATATCAGGAAAAATTAATGCTTGGGCCTGGATCAAATGGGATACAAGAAATCGTAAAAAATGAACACCAAGCAAATGAAAAAGATACGAACTAAAGCAAGGGCTATTATGGTTGAGTGGATTAAAGAAGTAATTAAAAAGGAAGACCATCCTAAAGTTACCCGTGAGAACCTTGAAAAGCTAATTGAGAACAGTAGTTATTATTGGAGTAATAATATATTAAAGTTACAACCGTGGTCATACAGATGGATTGTTAAGAAGTTAAAACAAAATCCCCACTGGGCTTTAGGGGATATTAAACAGAGTCTTGCACCATCAGAAAAAGCACAACGAAGAATACGCATGGAAAAGGAAGGACCTATTGTAATTTAAAAGATTTGGTCGCTGAAGAAGTTGCACCAAAAAAAAAGGCACCCGTAAAGGTGCCCATGTGTTGCCTACTATAAGGGGGAAGTTAATAGCTTCCTCCTTTTTTTATGCGAATAATCTATCTGTTTGTTGTTTAGCTTTAGTTAATCTAATTGGTTTGCTTAATCTTTCTTTTTGTAATTTCTTTGGTAGTTTCATTTTGATAAGTTGTTCTACGTCTTTATCATAACCTAAGTCTACCCCTGCAGGTGGTTTGTAATTTCTAAGATATTCTGTGTACTGAATTAAATCAATATTGTTTATATTTTCTCCACCATATGGGTAAGATGCTTCTCCACCTATAGTAAATTGTTTAAGTATAGACTCTCTATCTTCTGAAGATGCATTTAATAACTCTTTAACTGCTGGATTAGTAGGTGCATCATCAACAGGAACGATTGGCATATCCCAGACTACATTTTTAAAGTCTCTACTTACATCTAAATTGTTTATATCTTCTGAAATATTTTCTTTAGTCCAAATATAATAACTATCTTCTAATTGTTTTTCATTATTTAGTATATTCATAATATAGTCAACTCCTTGACCCCTACCTGCATTACTATAGATACTGGTATGT